AAAAGACTTTAATTTCTTTTTTTTAGGTGGTGGAGCCACTATGCACCAACAACTGATTTAAGTATTATAATTACTACTAGAGCAACGATACCGGCTTTAATCCAGTCTTTCATTCCCCATTCGCTCCACTCTTTCAAGTGTGCCCATAGATCTTTTAATAACTTCATATATCCTCCTAATGAATAGTAGGTTTAAATTGTTGAATGAACTCTTCCGTTTCAACAAAACTATCCGCCACAGCCTCAAACATGTGGGCAGTACCTTCTATACCTAATGCCGAAACATACAAGTTTCTTGTTACTGCCATTAAAGCGGATGCAATAAGCACCGTGTCTTCTGGTGCTTTCTTGACTTCTCTTTCTATTAGTTCTTCTGCTTTTTTCATTACATCAGTTATTTTACTAAGTTTTAGATTCATTTTTTTTCCTCACATTTTCACGAGCAACTCGTTCTTGAGTTTTATCTTTCATCGCTTCACGCGCAGTAATAATACTTTCTTTTAACATTGACATTTGAGCAGATGTTCTTTGTTCATCAACATTAGCAGATGCTTTCATAATATCAATAGCTGTTCCAGCCTCTAATTTATCTCTTTCAAGGTCTAGTTTTTCTGAATCTATAGCCATGTCTTTTTGTAAACGAGCAGTTGTTTCCATAGCTTTTAAATCAATCTCTTGTTGTTTTAATTTAATTAATGGATCTTGTTGCTCTTTACTCATACGTGCTTCTTCATCAGCTGCTAATTGTTTAGTTAGTTCTGCTTCCATTTGAGCTGTAGTTGCAGCAGCTTCATTTAATAATTGTTCTTGTTGTTTTTCTAATTGCTGCATAGCTTGTGGATTTTGTTGAGCTTGTTGCATAGCTTCATTCATTTTTTGCATTTGATCACGGTATTGTTCTTCTGTTTGTTTTTTTGCAATTGCTGCAACATGATCAGAAACGTGTGCTTGTAACATAGCATAAAGTTGTGGGTTAATTTGAACCATACGTGTAAACATATATTCTGCGTGTGCTTGTATATGTGCCATATGATCTTGTTGTGGAAATACTACTGGTTCTTGTCCTTTCATTGCTGCTGAATTTTCAGTTGCTGGTCCAGTTGGAACTGGATCTTCTGGATCTGGTTTTAAAATAGCATCAACATTATCAATACCCATTGCCATGTACATTCTTCTGTATGCTTCTCTAATATTATGTAATTGTGGAGCAGCATTAGCTAATTGTAATTGTTGTTGGGCCAATGTAATACGTTGTGCCATAGAAAATATATTAGGATCAGCTACTGGCAAAATATCAATACGATCATCAAAATCTTGTTGTTTAATCATACGATTTCCACCTACAACATTATAAGGATATTCTGGTGGAGTATACAATTGAAAACATTTAGCTAATAAAGTAAATTCTTCTCTTTGTGCCGAATACAAACGTTTGTGAATAGCGCTCATAACTTTAGTTCCACGTTCTAAAATAGCTAGCGTAGTTCCTACAGGATTCTGTTCATTACCTTCACCCATTTTCATATCTGCAATAGCAGCAAAAGATTTTCCAGCATCAACAGAAAAACCTAATAATTGAAACAAAGTTTGTGAAGGTTCTTTGAATGGAAGTGGTAATAATGATTCTCTTATAGAAGTACCAGTTACATCAACGTCTCTAAACTCACCTGGTTGTATTGGCGTATCATTTTCTCTTATACGCATGCCACGCGCTTTAAAACCTGCAGGTAAATTAGCGAGTGTACCAGCATCAATTAATTGTCGTAAAACACTTGTTGCTGTTCGTGATAATCCACCTAACATGTGTATTAGTCCAAAGCCGTAAAAGCCTAGGCCCGGGAGAAATTTAAAGTGTACAAAGTACTCTTTCTTTTTAAAATTAAGATCTTTTTCATTCCAATTTCTTTTTATGGAAAGTATTTTAGATGAATATTGATCAATTGTAATAACATAAGGAAGTTTAATTCCCGTTTCGTCTTCAAAACCAGGAACGTCTGCATTAACATGCATTTCTAAAATCATATGTTCATCATCCTCTCCTGAATTAGTAGGGGACACACCTTGAAGCTCATTTATTTTTTCTTGTACTTCGTTTGTGTTTTCTACTTGACCAGAACTTATAGGGACATCCATATAGAAACCAGATACCTGTAATTTTTTAATTTCATTTGCTGACATTTTAACACAGTGTGTTACACGTTCAGCTTGTTCTAAATCTGTTGCCATGTAATTTATGACAAGATCTTCACTAGATACAAATTTAGATACACATCTTTTTAATAATTCATCATAATAAACTTTTTTAAAAGCTGATCCAGACAGTGGTAAATAAAATAATAACTGATCCATTTCTGGGTCAAATTCTTTCATCACAGTTGTAATTTGATAATTCATGTAATGTTTTACACGATCAGCTTGTTCTTCAACTTCTGGTGTTACTTCACCAACAATTTGGGTGCGCACGGGGCCGCTTGGGGGGAGAAGTTCCTTATAAGCTTGGGCTTGAAACTGCGTAACAGATTCAGCTAATAAAGGATGAACGACCCCTGATGCACCTTCGAAGGGCTGTGTTCGGTTTTCATATTTGAATCCCAACATATCAAGGCCTTTGATATAGGTATCTTCCCAATCTTTCCTTGAGTCTTTATCCGCTTCGAATGAGGATACTAAATTCATTGAGAATTTAGAAAGTTCGTAATCTTCGACGTATTCTGCTAAGTTTGCGTCAAAAGGTATATTTGTTTGATCTACAGGTCCTGGAGAGTTTTGACCATCTACATTAGTAATTTCAGCTCCACCATCTGCCATTTGAACAACTTCCATGTTGTCTTCAACAACAGTTTCGTCGTTTGGTATATCTATAATTGTTTCTTCACTATCAGCTATTTCTAGTCCCATTTGTAGCGCTGCAATAGCTTTTTCTACATTATCATTTGGATTTTTAACCATTATTTCCCCTTATAATAGTGGAACAACGTCCACAAAATTCTCTCTTGCTAATCCACCTGTTTTAAAAGCTTGGAATCCTTCCATAACTTTATCAGTGTTTTTTAACAATAACAATGGAACATTACCCCAATTTATCTTTCCATCATTAATTACAGTATTAACATAATCTATTCCGTACTTCTTGGCTAGTTTTTTTAATTCTTTTTGCATTATTTTATCGTAAAAACCATAATGGCCTTTTTGTGATTCTTCTGATCCGTACCCTCTTCTGTTTTTTATATTACCCGTAGACAACGCCACACCATCATAATTGTTNTCTTTTGCTAATCTAAGCAAATATTTCATAACAAAAGATCCATAATCACCAGAACGTTGGAAAGGTCCTTCTGGGGTACCTCCTCCACCGCTAGAACCCATAGTATCACGTATTTCTTGAATTTTTGCAGCTAATGATTCTCTTTTTTGATATAAACTTGGTAAAGCTTGATTTGTGGGATCAACAGCTAAAATTCTGTCAATTTTTCCCTGTAATGCCATCATTTCATCAATAGCTGGTTGAACTCCTATCATTTTGTCTTCTCTAGTTTTATATACGTTGGTACCACCTTCTCTTAATGTTTTTTGTGCTCTTTGATGCATATCAGATTGAATTTCTTCTACAAATAGTATTTTTCTACCATAATTGTCTGTTCTATCGGAAAGTCTTGAGTGAACAAAGATTCCTTGCGCTCTTTCATCTTTTAAACCAAAAGAATGTGACGGAATATACCCTGATTCACTTTTTCTAAGGCTTCCAGGTGTCCATTTAAAAGCTAATTCACGGTAATTGTTACCCCCAGGTAATACTTGGTCCCCAGAATGCTTTGGAGTGCTTTCATAAGTTAAAGAAGCACCACGTGTTTTTAATAATTCAGTTAAATCGCCTACTATACTTCTAATAGGTGCTGCAATTTGAGTATTTGTAGCAAGATCACTACTTGATAAAGCACTATCAATGCCATAAGCTCGTTTTAATAATGAATTTAATTGTTTTGATACTGAAGATAGCTGTTTATCAGTTGTAGCAGTTATAGTATTTTGTAAAATAGCTCCAAAATTGTTAACAACCCCTTGGTCCGTGCCGCTCATTTGAACATTTGATTTAACTTGATTAAATTTATCAATAATATTTTTAGACATTTTACCAGCATCTCTTTTTCCCAAAGCAATAACTTCAAAATTTGGAGAAACTAAATCAAAAGTTTCCATTAATTCAGCTTTTGTTATTTTTTTATTAGGTGCTTGAATGCTTAAGTAAGGGCCAATAGATGTATCATCTAATTCTTTAGGAGATACACCTGATTTTTTTAAAATGCCAAGCCATTGTTTTCCTTGTGCAATTTCCATTGGTGAATTTTTAATAACGTCTGGTGTTTTGTAAACCATTGCTGGTGTTTCTTGAATTGTACTTACTGTTTCACTTTGAATTTGATCTTTAGATTTAACAGAATAATTAATTATTGATTCGTAAAACTCATCTTCTGGAACTGTTTCTCCTTTTGTGTTAAGCCATTTATCTGCTTCATTTTGTGTTTTAAAATCTTTAATAGGTAAATTGTTTTTATCAACTACGACAAAAGGATTGGTAGTATCTTTAGGAAGAATCTTAGATGCTATTTGAGAAACGTTTTTTAAAACCGAAGGCATGATTTGATTTTTAACGTATTGAACTGCCATGCCTGGATTGGGAATAGGTCCACCTTTACCACCTTTTGCTAAATGCTGTGATTCACCCGGGTCCAAGAGTGGTACAACTTGTTTCATTTCTCCGTAGTCCACGCTTCCCCCTTTGTTATGTCCTATTTTTTTTGTAAAATATTCAATTAATCTATTATTAAATCCTTCCTGAAGTCTATCAGGTGGATTTCTTAGCATATATGATTTTTGCATATCATTCAATAACTCTTCTACTTGTTTATCGTAAGGCTTACCATAATATTTAAATGTTTTTTTAGCATTATCCCAAATTGCTGAAGTTAATCCTAATTTACGCATATCACGTTCTATATTTACAATGTGATAATTTGAAGCTTCCATGTCAGTTAACATTCTTCCCTTACTTATTTTTTTATCCTGAAATGCTTTTTCTATTAATTTTTTTTCTGTTAACCATCTAGCTAATCTGTTTTCATAATGTCTATGATAAGATCTATTTCTTATTTGGTTTGTTATAAAACCTTCTGACTGTGTAGTAAAAGGAGTATCTTGTCCTAAGAATTTAATTTTATCTCCATGAATAGCAAAATCCATTTTAGACACAAGTTTATCTGGTGTTTTAAAATCTGAATGTATGAAAACTTTATTATCTTGTTTTTGACTTGAAAGCGTGTCTAAAGTTCTTCCCGTTCCATTTTTAACATACGAGTTAACTTCATCATTTAAATTTTGTATAAATTTATAATCTCCTTTTGTAGAAGAGCCTTCTTTTCTAAATTGTGATTGTTGTAAATGACCTAAATCAAATAATGATTTACTTTTACCTTGCTTATCTACTGTAGATACACTTTCTAAAAGTTCATTACGCGTTCCTTTTTTATTTAATGAAGGTGAATATATAACTTCATTAAAATAATCTTTCTGTACTCCTGGTTTATTCCATATAGTAGAAATTTCTTTATAATAAGGATGCTTAGGTTTTGCTTTAGCTAAAGATAATATTCCTTGAACTAACGCTCCTGGAGTAGGAATTACTTTAGATTTAGCACGCATGGCTATTTAGGCTGGATATTTCCATTTTCATCAATATAACCATTATCAAACTCAATAGTAATATTAGGCACTTGTTGCATAGAATTGTAATTTTGATTACCTGGGTGCCCTGGAGAATTATTATAAGAAGGTTGCGCTGCGTTAGCAGGAGAAAGAAATGGAGGAAGTTTTTT